TCAAACCGGCGAATCATCACGCATCAGATCGATGATTGTATGCGTCACTACGCCGCAAACGTCCACGTCATCAAGCGCCTCTCCCTCGATCGCCCCACCTTCAGCCGTGATAAGCGCCTTTCCCATCAGTTTCGCGAACTCAGCGCGACCGTCATATCGAACAAGCACCGTATCTCCCTGCTGCGGCCTCCGGGACACATCAATGACTGCGTAGCCGTCACTGGTTTCAACTACAAGCGTATTTGCGCCAAGGTTGCACAGACTGGTAATGCTGATCCTGCGCTCAATATAGTCAGTTGCTGGAGACGGAAAGCCCATATCACAACCCTCCGTTCGGGTTGAACAGCTGGAATGTACGGTCATCACCCTCTTGCGTTGAAACATCCCGGAATGTCGTCACGTAATGCTCTATCCACTGATTGGCCTGCCGTGGCGACCAGTGCCAGTTATACCGCTCCAGCTCCGCCATGAATCGGCGCGTAGTGATGGTGCGCCTTCCGTTAGGCTCGATGACTATCGCCGCCCGGCAGGCTGTTTCGATTTCGTAAAGACGCGGCATGATCTGAACCTCTCAATAACACTGTTTTTATATACAGTAGATTCATTGAGAGATCTGATCAATACAGGTTCCAGCTATCGATCAGGCGCACCGACGCAACATAATGATTATTCAGAAGCAGGCAGGTACTTGTAGATAGTTTTCACGTCTACCCCTATTACATCGGCTACCGACCCAATGTTTTAACTGCTCAGACCAGAAATATCTGGAAGCTTTAGGCATCTTCTTGGAAGATAGATGAGCGCAAAGACGCACACAGCAATGATGTTATGTAGTATTTTCCCCTTGAGTGTGCCTGCTCAAGGGGATTTTTTATCGCCGTATTGTACTGGCAAATATTTGTAAATAGTCTTCACCCCCACGCCTGTCACATCGGCCACACGCGACTGGACAGGCGGTTAGTCCGGTATGTTTCTCGCGCTACTACTGCTTACGTTAATGTCTGGTAATGATCTAGCGGCGCGACGTAAAGCGGCGTTGAAAGCAATTATAGTGACCGGCCGGCGATGGTACTTCACACGGTTAGAATGACTCTGAAATAAAAAAACATCTTCTGGATAGCGTTCTCTTCTACGAGCAATCATCGCCTCCACTGGAGGGGTTGATTCAACACGTAGCTCCTTCAGGTGACCCTGTTTTCGTATCAGTATCAAGTCACCATCAATATCATCATATCGAATACTCAGCAGCCTTCCAGCGCTTAAACCCGTGTGAAAAATTAACGCCCACAAGTCAGCCCATGTATCTGAGATGGAAACAAGATTGCTGTTAATAGTTAAAAATTGCTCAAAACTTATTGTTTTCTTACCGTTCACGAACAAACCAAACTGTTTTCAAAGCTGAATGAATTGATTAAGCCAAACGTAACATATCAGGAAAAGTAGTGAAATCTTTGTCTTCAAGTCGCCGGGAGGTACTTGTGGATTGTTTTCACGTCTACACCTATCACATCGGCTACCTGCTGCCGGGTAGCGCCGTTCTCCAGCATTCTGCGGCACTGCTCCACCACATCTTCAGTCATTACCCGGCGACGGCCACCGACTCTCCCCTGCTCCCTCGCTGCGGCTAAACCCGCTCTGGTTCGCTCGACAATCAGCTCTCGTTCCATCTCTGCCATTATCCACAGGCGGTTTTCGCTGTGCTCTGCCGTTTTATCGATGAAGTAAGACTGCTCGCGAGCGATCCAGGCGTTAGCCTCCACCTCGGAAAAGTGGATGCCGCGCCGGCGCAGCGCGGTAACGAAGTCGCGGGTGTGAAGGTACTGGTATCCTTTGGCGTTGCGCAATACCGCCTCGTGGAAAGCCGCGGCGATGTCTGACTGTCGAAGCATTGGGAGGAGATAACCAGAGTTGAACCAGAACTTGAGGATTGATTGAGAAGCTCGGATACCAAGCGTCTCCGAGCTATATGTGATTATGGCACCCCCAAGATGACGGGAGCGACAGAACGGAGTATTTAGTGCCTCGAGCCGTCCGCCAATCTTTAGCAAACGGGAGCCTCTCCGTTGAGCCAGAGAGGTCCGTAGCTATATACGTAGCGACCCTCCTGTCTGAGGGCCGGAGAAGTACAGGCGGTTTGATGGGCAATACTATCAGATGTTATTCGCCCGGTACTGCGCCCACGCGCTCGCCGTCAAAAAGGACTATCATCCCGCCACCGGGAAGTTCGGCTGCCATGAAAACTGGCAGCCGCACGTTGATATTAATTACTATACCAGCAAACACGTGTTCCGTAGACCGGTTGTGATGAGTTTGGCCAGATTGGAGAAAATGAGTTCAGCGTTGCCCCCGAGTTGTTTGCTGGCCATGCGTAGCTACCGCCTCGCGTGAACCAACGTTCGTTATCCCAGGTACTACCTCCGAACGTAGCGTTGCCAGGTGTGGTGTTCAGGTCTACTCCCAGCGGATATATTCCCATCAGTTTCAGAGTAGCAATTGCGGCATCAGAGACTGGTGCCGTTGTACTCGCGGTTTTTGTTACGCTTATCAGATTCGCCCAGTTGTTGAGATAGATCGTGTAGTCTGCTGAGCCTGATGACACCTCGCCCATTACACGAACTGATCGAGGCGTTGTCGGGGTGTAATCTATTCCTGACGTACCAGTATAAGTAGGCGTAATCAATTCTCCTGTTGCCGCATCAATCGCTTTCCAGTTTGTGTCCCCCAGAGTTCCCCATGAAACCTCGCTCGCTGTCAGGGCTGCGTAATTGTTATTGGTGTAAACCTGCAATTCACCCTTCATAAGACGAAGGCCACCGACAGTTTCTGATTGGTTGCCGACCAGATCACTAATCCCGTTATACTTCAGGTTGTGTCTGAACTGCACAGGACCCGAACCGGTGTAAATGAGTGACGATTTAGTACTATCGCCCGGTGTGCCGCCCGAAACTACCCGACCCTGATAACCAGTATTAAGGCGTGAGCGCCCGTAATCTGTGTTCCCGAAAGGAGTTATTGATTCAGCAAGGTTCAGTAATTGAATTGCACAAAATTCTATATTCGTCAGCGGATGAAACCCCTCACCCTGACTGAATATCGTCTGGAACGCCGGGCCGATATTGAATGTGCTGGGGGCCAGATTGGGCTGAGAAACGAACTCACCGTCTTTTAACACCGCGCCGTAGGTTCCAACCAGGATCTCACTGACTTCAACGCCATTAATGATGAATGCCGGGTGCGTTCCTGTAATTCCGAGCGATGGTAGTCTGTCTTCAATTGCAAATTTTTCAATAATATTCATGAAGCACGGCTGACCCTTATCTGTATAAATAATGGTCTGAAGGCCACCGGAAGCGGCTTCTGTTGCTGCGCGGAGAGAGTCTTTTACTGAAATTGTTGTCATGTTTTTCGCCTTTTTAAGCCTGATAAGAAAATTGAGTGTCGAGAAAAGCCAGTCGGTCATTAACCCATGTCAGGATTTGATCGACCCCGGTAATGCTGAGCGACGGAACTTCTGGCCATTTTTCAAATTCTGCGCTAAACAGGTAATGACTCCAACTTACTGATAGTGTTTTATGTTCAGATAATGCCCGATGACTTTGTCATGCAGCTCCACCGATTTTGAGAACGACAGCGACTTCCGTCCCAGCCGTGCCAGGTGCTGCCTCAGATTCAGGTTATGCCGCTCAATTCGCTGCGTATATCGCTTGCTGATTACGTGCAGCTTTCCCTTCAGGCGGGATTCATACAGCGGCCAGCCATCCGTCATCCATATCACCACGTCAAAGGGTGACAGCAGGCTCATAAGACGCCCCAGCGTCGCCATAGTGCGTTCACCGAATACGTGCGCAACAACCGTCTTCCGGAGCCTGTCATACGCGTAAAACAGCCAGCGCTGGCGCGATTTAGCCCCGACATAGCCCCACTGTTCGTCCATTTCCGCGCAGACGATGACGTCACTGCCCGGCTGTATGCGCGAGGTTACCGACTGCGGCCTGAGTTTTTTAAGTGACGTAAAATCGTGTTGAGGCCAACGCCCATAATGCGGGCGGTTGCCCGGCATCCAACGCCATTCATGGCCATATCAATGATTTTCTGGTGCGTACCGGGTTGAGAAGCGGTGTAAGTGAACTGCAGTTGCCATGTTTTACGGCAGTGAGAGCAGAGATAGCGCTGATGTCCGGCGGTGCTTTTGCCGTTACGCACCACCCCGTCAGTAGCTGAACAGGAGGGACAGCTGATAGAAACAGAAGCCACTGGAGCACCTCAAAAACACCATCATACACTAAATCAGTAAGTTGGCAGCATCACCAAACAGCAATTGAGCCCGGCATTATCGCAGGCACTCAGTGAATGCCTGCTGTAATGCCTTAGCTGGACTGCTCGGCAGCGGTATCAAACAGCGCCAGCGCTTCAGTCGCTTCCTGTACAGCTTTGATAGCTTTTGCCACAGGTTCGCTTTCAGTGAAAACACGGCTGTATTGCTGGATGAAAAGCTGATACTTCAACTGACTGTCCTGTACGAATGCAATCGCCTTAGCAGCGGCTGCTGTGTCGTAGTTCAGGACGGAAAGAAGGTTAAGGCGGATTTGTTCTGCATCTGTGATTTCGGCCATGTCTTACCTCTGTTATCCCCTTGTGGGGATTGCGATGAATTATCCCTTAGTGGGGTTAACGGCTCGCGCCGCTCTTTCTTTTTCCGCCTGCCGTATATCAGCCTTATCCCGGTTGCACTGGCCCAGTGCTGATAGCAGACTGACGCCAAAATACAGGTTCATACTTCCGCAATATGGTCCGGGTTGTGAAATGATTAAACATATTTAGATACACGATGTATTGTTTAGTCATTAGCTGTCCATTCAGCGCCCCGTTTACTTTGGGATATCCTCTTCGGGGTTTTTTATCACGCCGTCCTCGCCATGCAGGAACGGCAATATGGCCCTGCTACTGGCTCACAGCCCGGTAATACGCCTGCCAGCGATATTTATCTAACCGCAGTTGGCGCAGACACTGAACGGTTTCGATATCAGCCTGCAGGTCTTCGTCGCTGTCCTTACCGGCGTCACTTGCCTTGCACGGCGGGCTCATCAAATCCGGGGATGGCGTTGGCAGCGTCGATAGCTCGCTGGCGCAACTGCACAGCATCATCGTCAAACCGGCACACAGTACGATTCGGAGACTGGACATATTTCACCACGTCGCGGGTTATGGTTCGGTAGATGACCTTGCCCTCTTCTGTAGCGGCAGCGGCCTTTTGCTCAACTGGCTGGATAACCTTTTCGGCTTTCTCTTTTTTCTTCGCTGCCTGAGCGTTGATATGGACAGCGTGAGAGCTCCATCCGGAGCGCCATGAGAAAACACAGCAAAGCAGCAGGATAACCACTGCGCTGATAATTGCGGTTAAGCGGCTCATCGTTTTGCGCGCCTGTCTATATAAATGCCAACGTAGCCAGCGCCCCAGCGGGTATAAATCCACAGACGCAAACCATATGACGGGCTATAGACAGTGATTGGTACCAGACTGAAGGAAACCAAACGCCACCAAGGCCATTTCTGAGGCCAATGGCTGGGTTTCAGGTCTTTGGAAAAATGCGCAACAGAATGCTCAAACTTAATCTTCATGGCTTCACCGGATTTATCACTGGTCTAACCCCCAGCACGTCAACGCGCTTTCCTGGTCACGTCGCTCAACCTGACCGTAACAGCCGTTTTTCTGGCCTTTTGTCAGCCGGCAGTCGCGGCCTCCGTCTTTAATCCACCAACGGATCGCTTCACACGCGCCTCTGCGGTCACCGGCATTGATTCGTTTGTAGAACGTAGAGGGGTAGCATTTACCAGGTCCGATGTTGTAGGGACAGAATGACGCGATACCGACTTTTTGCGGTGCCGTCAGAGGAACCTTGATATTCCGGTCTACCCACGCCAGCGCCTTGTCCCGCTCGATTGCATTTACCTGCTTACACTGCGCCTCAGTTGCTCTTTGCCCCTTAATGACGGGCTTGCCGTTGATGACCGTTACACCGTGGCACAATGACCACACACCACCAGGATCAACAACAGCCACCAGCGCATTACCTTCTTTCTCGCTGATGAACTGATCAAACAGCACTGGCGCTGAAGCACCAGCGGCAATTAGCGCCAGCATGGCCGCGCTGAGTTTTGTTTTCAGATTGGCCATGTTAATTATCCTGGGGAGGTGGGCCGCCGTAGCCGCGGTCAAGAGACTGTTGATACATTTTTGTCCAGCGGCGCTTGTAATACAGATTGGTCAGGTATGTCGCAACACCGATTACTACACCACTCGCCAGCGCTATGAAATTCCAGTCCAGCCCGTGAAACCAGTCATAGGTTTGCGCCAGTCCGGTACATATCAGGCCGCCTGACGTGCAGTACGAGGCCGCCGAAAAGATTTTGTCAGGCATTTTCATAGTCTCCCCCTCGCGTTGTTAGCGGGTGCTGTGCGTGAAAGAAGTGGGCGAGCTCTGCGCAAGCGCCCGACGGGTGGGTTATGAGCCGTCGCCGGTGAGCCCTGTATAGGGAATGGCCACCAGATGGATTTACGACAACACACAGAGTGAGTGACGTTCTGGCGGCACAAATAGAAAAGGCCGAACAAATGCGCGGCCTTTATATGTCTGAGCAAAAAAAAGCCCACTCGTCGAAGTGGGCAAAATGGTAGTTTGTTCAGTGGAGGTTACACCGCCAGCTCTGCCACAACGTCTTATGCACGTTATTTCAGGATTTAGCGAAACGATGCAACCACACAAAAAGTATAGTACGTAAAACAAGAAAAACATGGAGTGTGGTGCCGGGTGCCTCCCGGTAAGTCGCCGCCAGTCCACAGACGACTCGCAATGCGCAAAAAAACATATCAGACTGGCAATGCCCCTCCGCATAGGGGGATTCACCACACCATAAATTTAACATCTGATGAAACTCGTTTCAATGCTCTACGACGATGTGACAGGGGTACTGATGCAATGCATCTCGCGAATACCCCTGTCGTATCGCCGGAAAGCAAAAACCCCGCGCTGGCGGGGTTCTCGTTATATTCAAATTGTCGCTTTTTGTCGCTGCCGAGTGGCGCAGCTCTGCCAAGCATGAAAGAATTATCTAATTTTTAGACCTGAAATCAACTGACAATTGAAAAATAAGCACGATTTGCTAAATACGGTGTTATGCATTCTGGGTAGAGAGCCATTCTCTACGCCTTACCATGCACTTCTGGATGTACTCGGTCAGCTCTACGGCCGTAAGCTTCATCAGGTCTTCAGGGCGTGTCACCACGTATCCGCACCACCGCAACATTGAGGTGAATTCGTCCTTAGTGGCGCAGAATTGATTTGGGCCTATCAGCTGGCTTTCCACCACCTGATTTGCCTCAATCGTTTGCAGCAACTGGTAGCGTCCCGGCGCGGAAAGAGTAACTGATTTTTGTTGAGCGGGAATCAGTTCACCCTCAAGCGTTACGCGTGCAGCGATTGAAAGCGCTTCGGTGAACTGCTCTTCGCTGATTTCCTTATAGCTGCAACCAAAGTGAGATTTCAGCGACGACCACATCGTGATAATGGCTCGCGCCTGATTTTCCTTCGGTAACGCATGTCCACGAGTCAGAACTAACTGCTTTATAGCTTCTTGCTGATCGGCGGTGATTTTACCTGGTAGCGTTTTCACGGCTTTTCGAGGTTTTTTTGATTTCGCCCTTCGTCCAGTATTCGTAAAGAACACCATCGCATTCTTCCTGGTACTGAATTACCTTTTCTCGGATTTCCTGGCGAACTTTGTTGGGGTTAATACTGGAAAGCCAAGCTGCAAACTTACGAAAAGCAAGGCATGTCATCGCTTGCTTACCACCAGCGGAAGGCATTTTGATTTCCGAAACACCTTTAGCAAACCTCTGTTTTAACTTAACAAACTGAGCAGCCCACACCATACCCATACCTTCAACGACTGGTTTCATCGGTACGTAAGGTTCATTGTTGAAGCTAACCATAAAAAGATTTGAGCCATGAAAAGGCACGTTGATTGTACGATCTGCTATTGCTAAACTTGTCATGTCAATATTCCTAGGTGGTTTGTTGATACCGAAGCCCTGACTATCGCAAGTAGTTGGGGCTTCAACTTTTAAGCAGTGCTCCGACCTTCTTTCTTCAGGCTTTCCATCACCCTCCGATAAATTTCTGAATTTGCTGAGCATCCATTTTCCTCCGCCACCCTCCTTATCAAGTCGAGATCTTTTTGCGGCCATCGCAGGTTAAACTGCGGTAGTTTACGTGCTCCTATCATCCCACCTCCGTTATATTACCGTGCTACCATTGAAAGCGTACTATCACCGTTCTACTATGTCAAAAAATTTATGAGGAGTAGGCATGGCCAGAACAGACCCGCAATTTAATGTGCGTATGCCAGCAAAGATAAAACAACAACTTACTGAGTTAGCTGCCGAAAACCATCGCTCAATCAACGCTGAAATAATTGCTGCGATTCAGCGCTGGTTAGAGATTCATAATAATAACAAGACTAGTCCCGTATCGATTCAAGCTGTAGCTGAGCGGGTAAAAGAACTTCAGTCCATGGTGGATGCAATAGCTTCAGTCTCGCTTACCTTTATTAATAAGCCAGAGCTTAATTCGCCCCCTTCGGATGAGGTGGCGCCAGGGAATCACATTCGCAAAAATAGCAACAAAACAGATAAAAAATAACATGCGCATCAAATAATTACTCATGGGGATAAGTTAATGGAATTAATGTATTACTCAATTATCGTGGCGGTATTGTTCATCGTTGTTCTAGGCATGCTCGTGGTTAGCATAATAAAATTAAAATCAGCTAAAGCTGATTCTGCTGAAAAGTCTGCTCGCCTTGAACGTTACGCAACAATTGCCGATGCTGAAGCCGAAGCAAATCGCATTGTGAGTATCGCCAAACAAGCCGCACAAGAGCTCGAAGCTGATTCACAGAGAATTTTGGATGAAGCGAAAGTTGAAGCGGCCAGTACAATAGTTGCCAGTAATGCTGATGCAAAATCTATTACCTTACGCGCAGAAGATCTTTTGTCTGATGCTCGCATTGCATCCAGGCGCATGAATGCCGAGGCGCTGGCCTCTGTAGAAACACAAAAAGCCAAACGCGCAGAAATTGAACAACAGATCGACGAACTACGCAACTCCTACCGCGAGAAAAAAATAACTTACGATGAATTGGAAGAAGCCCTGTCAATTTATAGAGATGATATGGAATTTGCCGACATGGGTTTCTATGCACCACACTTTGATTTTGATACTTCGACTAGTTTTCAGGATGCGATCAAAGCATGTCGTGATCGACAAAAAAACCTGCTGCGTGACAAAACTAAATTTGGTGCAATTCACTGCCCAACCGAATGGACGGTAGGTGGTTCCAAAAGTGAAGGTCGTAAAATGACCACTCGCGGAATTCAAATGACAGCCCGAGCATTCAATAGTGAATGTGATGCAGCTATTGCAAACTGCACATTCAAAAACGTGCATCAGATGGAGCAAAGAATCTATAAAGCATTCGATGCACTGAATAAGATGAATGAAGTTAACCAGATTTATATCAATCGCGCATTTTTAGATATGAAAATTGATGAACTACACCTTACCCATGAATATCGCCTGAGAAAACAAGAAGAACGCGAAGAGCAGCGAGAAATCCGCGCTCAGATGGCTGAGGAAAAACGAGCGCAAGCTGAAATCGAACGCGCACTTCGTGAAGCTGAGGAAGAAGAGCGTCGCGCCACAAAAGCCTTGGATAGAGCCCGTAAAGAAATGGAGTCGAAGCTAGCCCAAATGACTGCCGAGCAAGCTGCAAAGCACCAAGAAAAAGTTATGGAATTGGAAAATGCCCTCGAAGAGGCGTTACTAAAAGGTCAAAAAGCGCTTTCTATGGCTCAGCAAACTAAGCGCGGACACGTTTACATTATATCTAATATTGGTTCTTTTGGTGAGGATGTTTTCAAAATTGGTATGACGCGTCGCCTTGACCCACAAGATCGTGTAGATGAACTAGGTAGCGCCTCAGTGCCTTTTTTGTTTGATGTTCATGCGATGATCTTCAGCGAGGATGCCCCCTCTATGGAAAATAAACTTCATCAGCGCTTCAATGACCAACGCACTAACCTTATTAACAGACGTAAAGAGTTTTTCAATGTAAGTCTGAATGACATCAAAAATGCCGTTTTTGAGATCGCTGGTGATGATGTGGACTTCATCGAAACGGCCACAGCCCAGCATTATCATGAGACGAAAGCTATTCTCAAGCAAAGGGCGCAAACCATTTCATCTGTTACACAAGAAATTAAGCAGCCTAAATTTGCGGAAGTTATTTAGCCCTAGATTTAACCTTTGTCAGAAGATACTTCATGACCGGAAGCAAAATGATTTGGCGCGTGAGTTTGGACTATCTGTTTACTCATTATTTAAGTGATTTTTACCCGAAAGGCAGCTAACGTTACCTGCAAAGCCCCATAAAAGCCCACTTAAGTGGGCTCTTGGACATTAATCCACCTGAGCTTTCAGACTCTGCCTTGCAGACAGGAAAGTTTTCGCCTGAAATACCTGCAAGCACCAGTTAACACGATCCTTTGCCATCTTGAACGTCAGCCATGGAGCTGCCCGCTCCAGCTCACGGGCAATATCCGCGACTTTTTTACGAGTGGTGTAAAAACTCATCCCTACGATATAAACCGGATCCGTTATGTCGAATGCCTTTAACACACACTCCTCAACGAAATCCGCATCATCATCTCTTATAGCGGTATCTATTATGCTGGTAGTGGGTTTCGGCCATAAAATTGCGTGTGCTCTATTTAACGCATGCTGACCGCGATAACCTTCCTCCCTCGCCTGCTTAATTGCCGCAGTAAAGCGCTCAAGTGATTTATCAGACCAGCGTTCTCCTCTGATAACTCGCCAGCACTCATGGCTTCTTGGTAATCGGGGCGCAGCCTCACCGCGCATGGTATCACCCCATACGGTAAGCAATGATTTAATCCAGCCTGATTGTATGCCGGTCAAGAGTTTTGCCCGCCCCAGATAGCGCTTATGCGTAGCCAGGGCAACCTCATTAAGGGCCGCATTATGTCTACGGCGTTGCATTGGAGTCATGCTGTCTCTCCCGGGATCTGACAGGTGCGAATAAAGTTTTTCAGTATGTGGTAGTCAACTAATACCGTGCCGCGATGACGGCAAAGGCGAAGCTTTTTCCAGCGGTAGCGGATCCGCTCTATTGCGTCACGGCTCATGCGGTCACCTTCTTATCAATGGCAAACTGCGCCAGCGCCATAAATGACTGGCCTTTTGCCTCCAGTTCGGTGCGGTTGATATAACTGAATTTCTCACCTCGCCAGGTCTTATCAAATACAGCAATAGCGCCAGCAAAAAACGCGCTTGTTGGCCTTTGTTTATCGTCAGCAGGTTTAAACCAGACGGGCAGATCGAAACCAATTCGCCCACGGATAAAGCAGACATGATCCGCACCTTCTGGCCACCAGGTTTCGCTCGTTGCTGACTTGACCAGGAAAACATAGCGACCGCCCTTCTCTCGTTGCGATGCTGCGTAGTTCATGATGTGAGTCATGCCTGTGATGGCTTGCTTTTCGTGGTACTGAGAGCGGCTATATGGAGGGTTGCCGAATGCTGCGCCGCCGAGTTCTGCCAGGCGACCAGACCAGTCTTGCGTCAGCGCGTTATCTTCAGCGGTGTACCAGGTGGGGCATTTTGCATTGCTGTCATCAGCGAACAGGTCAAGAACCAACGGACCAAACATCGCATTGATACCCCAGAAAAGCGGGTCCGGAGTTCGCCACTGGTCGCCAACCTCTTTTAAATAATGGGATGGCGCTACGCGTTTAGCAGCCAGGAATTCGCAGTAGGTATTAGTCATGCGGCCTCCTGTGCTTTTTTCAGCGCGCGCAAGTCGGCGTATGCCTGAATGCGGATGGCTTCCAGTTCTTCGATGGTCCAGCGGTGAATCCGGTTGTCGTTATCCAACTCCTGAACAGCAGCTTCACCGATTTTCGCCACGAGCCCTATGCGGTAGGCTTTGATATTTCCTGATTTACCGACGTTGCAGTCATCGCACTGAAGGTTGATGTTGATGCGGGTAAACCGCAGGTGGGAGGCTTTGGCGACGGTCCGGTAATGGCCGGCGTGCCAGACAGCAGCAGAGTGAGTACCGCATGAAATGCATCCTTCGCCATTAGCAAGGGCTGTTTCACGGCAAAGGGTGTTCACAACCCGCTCGGTTACTTCCAGCCAGTGGCTGAGAGGTTTTTCAACCGTCGTTGGTTCAGGGCGAATATGGTGAACGGGTTTATTTTTTAACCTGTTTTGTGCCTTAACCTTTTGTTTCTCGCGCTGATAAGCAAGGTACTGGCTCTTATGCTCTTCACAGCACCAGTAAACATTAGAATAGGTAAGGTTAAACCAGGCACCGCAACCGGGTGCTTTGCATCTGCGACGGGGGTCTCTCATATCGCACCGCCTGGGCGCGACAGACAAACAGAAACACCGCGCACAAAGGCACGGCGTAGAATGGCGTTGCTGCGTTTTTGCGTCATCACTTTACTCCGGTGATGGCGCGATAGGTTCGGTGTTCAGCCGAAGTGATTAGTATAAATCAGCTTTTCTTCTTCCGGAAGAATCTTTTGCATTGCTTGTGAGATTCCTTGGTAATTATGATTTCCCCATCCTCCAGTGGGGTAAGAACAAAATTCCCCCCCGGCAAACTATCAACGACATAACGCCCCAGAATGCGAATTGCTTCAATGATCTCTTTCTCACTCATTAGTTAGCACCTTGTGATTATTCCATAAATAGTGGTTTTTGCTTTTCCTGTACAGGGATGGCTAAAAATGAACTCGCGACGTTCTGGAATACAATGACATATTTAGATCGTCCATCAAGACCCTATTTTCATGGGCAAAATAGAATGACAATGAAAATACAAAAAACAATAAATTCAATGTATTACAAAAAATCATTGAATATAAAAAAGTCATTCACATTTTTTCTCTGGTGCAACCCACTATTTCACTCAGCCAGAAGAACTCAGCCAATTTCAGAATTTAATTAATTGCATGTAAAATAGAGCAGCAGAAAACACTACCGCGACAAAGAATGCACATTTTGTGTAGTGTGCAACCCCCTATTTTCCAAGCCAGAAAAAGAAAACCCGCAAAAGCGGGCTTAAGATGATGGGTTGATAATCACTCCGGTAGCTTTTGTTCGACCTTGTTATGAATCTCCCACAGACTGATTCCGCAACTTGCGCAGAAACTGGCGAGATAGTCCAGACCAGACCACTCCCTAACGCCTCCGCGCGCAGCCTCGACAAAAACCGCGATTTCCTTATCGCGCCAAAGACCAAATAACCGCCAGCCACCACCGTCAGGACTTTTTACCGCAGCGATACGCGTTAATACGCCGGTTTGATACAGCTCGGTGAAGGCCGGCTTCTTCCTGGTTATCATTCGCATAAATAACAAACCTTAGATTTGTTGATAGCAAATAGCATGTTTGCGTTTTACGGATTCGAGTTTGTAAGGCATGCGTCAGACCTTAAACCGATGGCTTGTTATTCTGGCGCCCATGTCCATCTCATCCCTGATTTGATGCTCACCTTTAACCTCCTGCGGGGCGCATGGAGGCGGCATCCAATGGGTTATCTCGTTTTCGATAGCATCGCCGCAATGATAAAAAGTCTGTGTTTTATGGCTGTAGTGACCGCTTGTTACTTCTCCAATTTCAGCATCCCATAGGATTACCGATATGCGGTCTTCCGGCATCCGCTCGCTTACCGGTATCCATCCCGCTAACTCAGCGCAGATTCTTCCCATAGCTTTGCAGCCAGAGCATTCGCAATCTGGTCGATAGCCGTGATCGATTGGGCTTTGCGCCGGAGAGCCGATGTTTTGCTCCGGGCGGAGTCCAGAATGCACCGGAGAGTTACCAGCCTGGAGCATGGCGGCAGCACGCAACTTACCAGGCACATCAGCCCACACGCCAGAATAATAACTAGTATTAGGGTCGGTATGCTCCAACAGGTCTTCTATCGCTGAAGCTGCCATATGCAGCAGGTCATCCAGCGCTAATGTCGGTATTGGTTCGTTAGTTTTCATGACTTACCTCCGTTGAGCATGGCGGCGCGGCAGGCGTTAAAACCGCGAGACCATGCCTCATAAACTTCAGTAACTTCATACTTGACAAATGCTGGACAATCTTCGGCGGTAACTTCATCCGGCACCACCGGCGCTGGCTGCGGGGCGAGATAAAGCGGATACCTCTTTTCAACTGGATGCCCTGAGCAGCGGTGCAGGGTGATGTATCGCCCAGTGCCACTCATGCGCGAAGCCAAAATATCCTGAATAGCCTGATAACCATCCTGGTTGATATACACCGGCTCGCTGTCCATTGCGGCCAGCGCCATGCGGGCCAACTCTTTGCTTTCGCCATGCTTCAGGAATCCATCTTCAGCGATTTCCTGCAGGCGCTCTCTGGTTATGGTTGATTTGTTCATGGGCTATTCCTCCACGCTTATATCTACGGAAACTTTCATCTTCCCCGCGGTGACCTCAAACCCAGTAACATCCGCATTTATCATGTATTCCGAGATAACCAGGGCGAGTAGCTTTAGTTTTGCGTCAGTATTGTTGCCGTTCAGTTCTTCCAGGAGCTCGATAACTGGCTCCATGTGTTCACCCATTTTCATCACTCAGCCTCCCCATGCACTTGCTTCGTCAGACGTTCAGCCTCTCGAAAATCCCAGTCAACACGGTGAGCGATATCTATCGCCGACCGCACGGCATACTCAACCATCATGTCCAGCTTCTGAATCGTCAGCGTCATATCGGGATTGCGGGCCAGTATTTCGGCTCTTTGAATCTGCCAGTTGTTGCAGATTTCAAGTAATGAATTAGCCATCTATTCAGCCTCCCGCTTGATGCCAGCGGCGGCAGCTGTGCGCGCATAAACGATCACGCCATCCTCAGGGCGCTTGCGCGGTAAATAGATCTCCGGGCGGGGCCAGAGTGCGATAAAGCGTGATTCTCTGTTTTCAAGACGGTGAAATGCTTTCTCGCTCATCACGCCGACCACGCGAAGATGCTCCTGTTCGCGCTCCAGCTCGGCGATGCGCACAGCCTGCTGCTGCTCGATTTCAGTTTTGCCAGCTATCTGACGGTTGAGGCTGTTAATATGCTGGCCGATACCGGTATTTTTAATCTCTAAACGCCGTATGCGTTTTGCCATCTGGTTGATATGGTCATCCTGTGCTGCGTTGGCACGCTGCGCCTTCTCCAGCGCCTCTACCAGCCGCTTAACGTTGGCAGGGTTAGCCAGGGCGATAAACTCTGCGTCTTTTCCGGTGCTACCGTCAGCCAGCATCCGATGCATGGCATCTGATACAGTCGCGATTGGATGCGATTGGTTAGATACCAGCGTTTTGCCATCTCGCGCCACTCCCCACGGGCCAGGAGTCGCTTTCTCTGCTGCCGCTTTCAGGCTCTGCGCTAGTTCGGTGATATCAGTTGTCATGCGGTACGCTCCTGTTTACTTGCTGAGAATGTCGGCTCCATTTCCATCACAACTTCAAATAGGCCAACACTTTTACCATCGACGAACAGCTCGATATTCAATGGCCAGTGGTCCTCCCATCCGTCATGATTTTCCCAGTAGTCTTCAGCCGCATCCTGCACCATCTGCTCGTATTCCCAGTCGTCTGTCGATTCATCTACCTCTCGCGGGTCCAAATAATCGGCAGATTTAATCCCGGCTCCATTAATGGCATATTGAATGATGCTCATTTGTCGGCCCCCTTCACGAAAATTACCCAGTGCGTTTTGTCTGCTTTCCCGGTGCGTTGCCAGATGGCCGGCTTCTCGTCAGTGAGCGCCAGAATCTGGCTAACTGGTATCTGGGTTTCGTTCCATTTGAAGATAAGTACGCCGTGTGGCCACAGCACTCTGAACGCTTCTTTGAAACCCGCGCGCAGGTCATCGCGCCATGTGTCTTTATTCAGGCGCCCGTATTTCTTACCCATCCAGGCGTTTTCCCCGACACGTTCAAGGTGGGGAGGGTCAAACACAACAATCGGGAAAGAGTCATCAGCGAACGGCAGCGCGCGGAAATCAGCGATAATGTCCGGATTAATAACCAGGCTGCGACCATCGCACAGAGTGTGCTGCTCGGCGCGAATGTCGGCGAACACTGCACGCGGGTCCTGTTTGTCGAACCAGAACATACGGGAGCCGCAGCACATGTCGAGAATAGTTTGCTCGGTCATTTGGCCCCCTCGCGCAACTGGGCGGGAAACGCCTTTCTTGCCAATTCAACTACGTCGAGAACCTCTGACTTCATCCAGTTCGCGTCGCGCTCATAACTCGGTTCGCCTCGATACATAGTGTCTATGGCTGTAATTTCCGCATCCAGCCACTCAATGACTTCAGACTGCGCATCAGCCTTAATCCCGGCTACGATGCGATCGGTGGCGGGGGTTTCAGGCCTGAGAGCATCCAGCACCGCACGGATAACTTCGGTTTCATTCTCAACATACGACCACGTACCGGATTCATCCCAGTCGCTATCTATGGCGACGGTGTCAGAGAATGCATCGACTGCTTCGTCTGGGATTTCTCCCTGGCTAAAAACAACCTTCAGCCCCACATTCTCCGCAGCCAGCTGATCACGTTCGGCGCGCAATTTTTCGACCTCAGAAACCAGCACTGCGTTACGCTCTGCCAGTTGGTTAAGTGTTAATCCGTCGTTATTCATACAGCCTCCCCGAGCACCCAGCGAAGAGCTGCAGCATAATCACCACTGGCGCCATCAAGGGCTTTAGTTATTTCTTTGCGTGATTTGAGGCGCGACTTTTCGCCACCGAGAACCTGGCGCTGCCGGCGTGCTTTTTCGTGGCCAGTAGTACCGGCGGTCGCCGCTTCGATTTCTGCCACTTTTCCCCGCTGTTCTTCGGGTTTCAGTGATGCAAGTTGACGCGCCTGAGTAACCGTCACTGTGCCGGACTCTACAGCGTCTTTGACTGCCTGGGTGGCATCCAGCAGGGATAGCGTTGCGCGTACTGTCTGGACACTCACGCCGAACATCAGCGCGAGGTCTTCCTCGTCATGCCCACGCTCAAGCGCATCCGCCATCTTTTTGGCTCTGCCCAGCGGTGTGTCGGCCTGGCGGATTTCGTTAGCTGAAACCATCGCCTGAGCCATACGAACTGCAGAACCGCGTTTAGTGACCGCCGGAACCAGTAGCGGTGCTTTGCCCTCTTTTGCGAGACGCTTGTTCGCCTCCAGTGTGTGGCGGACGCGCTGACGGCCATCGACTACACAGGATTTGCCAGTCTCGGGGTCTTTCCAGACGATGATCGGCTCAAGTACACCCTGGTCCATAATGTTCAGCACCATCGCATCGTTAATCGGCAGGTGTATACGCTCGTCGTAAAGCGGGTGTGCCTTGTCGGTCACTAGGTGCAGATTTTCCGGCTCGAACATCAGGACGTTCGTTTTGCCGCTGGCGCCGTATGCGTCGATCGAATTTTTAGCCATTTTTCACTCCAGTTTCCGCTATCCACTTTTCTTCGAGGTTTTGCTTTGCTTTTTTCCGACTACCAGCCCAGTAGCTTTCCTGAACGCGATAGTGGTCATACGGGCATTTCAGAGCTCCTGAGCAGGATCCAAACCGGTAATCTTTCCAGTGAAATTCCGGAGCAGCGCCACACTTAGGGCATACAGGTAATTTCATCTCACAATCCCTCGGTGCTCTCTCAGGAGGGTCTCAAACATCAGACGTTCCCGGTTGCTACACCCAAATGGCATGTCGTTAACACGCCAAACGGTCGCTCCATTGCGGAGACCGCCCGGGATGATGCGGTGCATCCCTCGCAACTGACGGATCTGCCCGGACACTGACGGCATGCCGCGGTTCAATGCGCTGGCAATTTCTGCGGCTGTCATATCGGGATTGGCCGCGATAAATTCGAGCATTGGGATTTCACCGCGATACTGTGTTTTTTTCGATTTAGTCGTTTTCATGAAAAAATCCTTAGCCCCGAAAACCTTTCGGGATGTTGGTATCCAGTTTTCCCATGCCGAATGAGCCCCCGCCGGTTGACAGGTTTGCCGGGCACAGGCTCAGCACCAGTTCAGGCCACTTCCGGCGCAGGGTTGGTAAGTTCTGAACTTTCTCGCACCACCAGTGATCACGCTGAATACGCTCAACCATGGTGCGGATGTGGTCGTGGTTGCAGCCGTGCTCCTGGCGTAGCAAGCGAACCTCCTGGGCCCAGCGAACAAAATTAGGTTCTCTCGGTTTTGCCAGGCAGCCATCAAATTCTGCTGCGCGTTCGTACATCTCGACGATGGTCGACCAGAACCACATCGCGAGATCGAAATCGTCATCGGTGGCCAGATTGCTGTCTTCAGCAGCGTCCGGGAGAGCCATCTCCGGGAGGCGAGTTTTCGGAACTGAATCAGCAAAGTTATCCACAGGAGAAATCTCTCCCGCGTGGTTTTTATGATCTGTATGTAGTGATCTGTTTTTAAGATCTGTATAGAGATAGGATTCGGCTTGAGAGCCGTTTCCAGGATTCGGCTCTTGAGCCGTTTCCATTCGGCTCTTGGGACGAATGCATTCGGCTCTTGAGCCGTTTCCATTACTTTCAACTACTTGCTTCGATTCGGCGTTTAAGCCGTTTCCATTCGGCTCTTGAGCCGTTTCCATTACTTTCAATGACTTATTCCCATTCTGCTTAAGAGCCGAATCCAGTATTTGCGGGAATATCCGGGAAATGAGTGCATCCTGATCGATGCGGTAGTGTTTTTTTGGCGTACCAGCTACCTGGCGAAGCTCTTCTTCGATAACTCCTGACAGGTACTGATCTGTGATTTTGAACATCGCCTTTCGGACCACATCGCCGTCTTTAGCACGCACCTCCTTTGCAAGCGCCGCATGCTCTTTGTAAAACCAGCCATCGTCCAGGCTTGACTTACCAGACCAGAACACCAGCTGGTTCAGGATGGCGGCCAGCAAATGCTGCTGCCTGTCTCCTGCAAATAAATCCAGATACGGTCCGGGGATCGTGATGCAATTCCCCTGTCCTGACATGGCCTGAACAATGTCAAACACCTGATTGCTCATACCGAAACCTCATTGTGTAGCCGTAAAAACTCTCTCAATCCCACCCAGCCAACTTTCCCGCAGGCTTTGCGGTAGGAAACATCTTTCTCGGTTGCCGTGATTACCGTCACCATGTGGCCCTTCTGCCTGTGCTGAAAGCGTGATCCGGCCTTAGGGGTGCCGTTGCTTGCGCGATCTCCTTCAGACGGCGCATACGCCGGATAAGCCCGTTTCAGACGAGCAATCAATTCAGCAGCAGACTGGTTACACATAGTCACCTCCGGAATCAGTGGTATTTCGTTACTTCAACAGCACCGGGTTGATACGCTTTGCTGTATACGGCTTCGATAGCATCGTCATGTGCGTCAATAGCCGTTCCGATAGCGTGCTGAGCAGCAAGCAGCGCACGACGCTCAATGGTGTCGTAGATGCTCAGTCGGTGGCGGATTTCACGCGGGAGAACGCGCAAAATCGCCGGGAGAAGGAGCCGGATTTTTTCACGCTGCAGTTCGGTCTCCCCCTTAAGCCAGCGGTGGAAAATGTTCTGCTGATTGCTCCAGGTTTTACCGGGCACCAGGCGCAACTGATTACCGCCAATTCGCACGTACTCTTCGGCGATCGCATTTGCGGCGAAGGCCTGGCCAACTTCAGCGGCCCAAGCCAACAAGGCCATTTCTACGTGCTCGTGTTTGATTTCCATCAATCAGACTCCTTCTGTACTGCAGCCGTATCATTCTCTGGTAGGCCACTGGTTGGGTTTGGGTGAAGATCAGGGCGTAGTTCGTGTGGAGTTATTCCAGTTACTTCATAAACTTGGATTACTCGTTTTGGGGGCACCTGACCCTGATATTTATGAATCCATCGACTCAGCGACGATGGCTTAATGTTTAAGGCAAGTGCGAGCCGACGCTTACCACCAGCAGCTGTAATTGCCTTATCAAGACCTGACATATGAACCTCTCGTTTTAGCCATTGTGCAATTATATTGAGCTAATGGCTAAAAAAAATCAACAACAAGAAATTATTATTGTGTTAGCCAGTGGCTTACAATTGGTCCTATGAAGACAGAAACCCAGCATGAATCAGGCGCAAAGCCGCAAAGCACGCTTGCCGCAAGACTTGAAGAGTTGATGAAACTGAATCATTGGTCTCGCACTGAAATGGCGAGGATTGCGGGAGTTAGTCCGACCTCTGTAACTAATTGGTTTAAGAGGGAAACCATAAGTAAGGAATCAGCAGCCAAGCTCGCTAAGGCTGCAAAAACCTCGCTTTCTTGGATACTTACAGGAGCTGAAGAACTCGGCGGGACATATACCGAAGACGAAATTGCGCTTATTGAAGTTTTCCGCGAACTACCTCCGATCGAGAGGCGCAATATGCTTGCTGCATTCCAAATGCGGCTTCAGAAACTCAAAGAATTTTACTCTGACAACGTAGATCCCACTACCAGAGAAAAATAAATTCATTTCAATTTCAAACGAATACCGCCAATCGGCGGTATTTTTTTAGCCTTTGACTTATCTTATGGTTGATTTTATTTAGCCTGTAGCTCAACATAGATACATCGACACAACGGTGCGATAGGTTAAACGTTCGGTTGGCCGCCATAAGGCTAAGAACCAACAGGCTTTGCAATGCGGTGAATGCGGCTATGCGCACGCGGTTCAGTTAAATCGGTACAACAACGGTCATTCATGTTGTGGGGAAAAAGCAGGCCGGTACCAGTTGTTAACTGGCTGGTATCACCGGGAGGCACCCGGCACTGCATTGCAAGGTCTGTTGGTACTCAAATTCACATGAGAGTGAGGGGTAGCAAATGATCCGCGAACATGAAGTACCTGCGTGGCACCGGTTCTGCATAAAGGTTGCTCTGCTTGTGGTTGCAGTCGCATGGGTAAGCTTTGAATTTTGCTGGGGTGCCTCATGAGCAAAAATGGCATTCGTTCCCTGGTTATCGCGCTGGCCATCGGATTGGTTTTCTGGGGCGGGCTGGCTGTCGAAATTATGTATATCAAAGGGGTGTTCAATGGCTAGTTTACCGAAACACAATCCTCAGGTGCTGGCAGCTCAAAGTAAGCTCGCTATTGCGCAATATATTGGTAACGGCGGAATGTGGGCTCAAGCCATGGCGTCAATGAAAGATATTCACGAGACAGCAAAGCACGAAGAAGACCGGATGTTTTGCGGTCGTGTAGATATGCTATCAGACCTTAATTTTCGTGATGTCGCTTTAAATTATGACATGTACGGAGATTTAATTTTCGTCAATGCTGATTCGCTTACCGCTCAATATAAAGTTAATACCGAAGTTACGTTTTAATACCAACTAATTTAATTAATGCCTTAAACGGCAGGCATCCACACACCTTAACACAGGAATAAATATGGAAACCGAAACTCATAACTGCTATGGCTGCGGCGGCTCCTTCGCACGCCAAGAACTTCAATACCGCCCTTCTGGTAAAGGTGCATATCGGAAAGAAAGATATTTCTGTCCAGCATGCAACGAGAAAGAGAAGCAGAAAAACATTCTGGCTAACTCTATATCTACGTTTCGTAAATCTTTGCCTTCACAACCGGGCTACATGAGCCATAAACGCTGGTAGGTGGCAAATGATAATAACATCTAACCGCATCCCTCTACATATCAATGAAAGGGCCTCACAGGTTCTGGGCTTGTATGACAGCGGAAATATAAAGCCATGTCGAATCAAATGCGGGAATTTAAGTTTAAAGCTCGGCAGGAAATGGCGCTTGTTATCCAGAAATAATGGAAATTGCTGGGAGGTAATGAGCCATGAAAAATATAACCAAATTAAAGACAGGAGATAACCATCATGAAAGTTGAGTTCAACGATCAGGGAGCAACCGCGACCGCCACTATCACCAGTACGGTATTCGAGTTCCGACGTCATAATCGCGCAGTCGAAACAACGTTATTCCTTTCTCCTGGCGTTCGTGCCAGCAGGAGCGGCTTCTTTATCTTGAAAACGGTGATATCTGGCAAAGTCATTCATGTACTGCGTGCGTACAAAACGCTTCAGGCGGAGGCTATACGATGAGCAACCAAAACAGAGAATTAACCCTAGAGGCGTTTCGTGCAGAGATTAAAGCTCAGGACGTTGATCCACTGGATTACGCCTTTATCTGTCCCGCATGTAACACCGTTCAAAGTGCACGGTGGTTGATTACCGCTGGAGCCGGGAAAGACTTTGAAGAGGTGCAGGGTGTACTGGGATTTTCCTGCGTTGGTCGCTTCACGGGTGCTGGTAGTGACCGTATTGAAGGTAAAGGCTGTAACTGGACGTGCGACGGTTTATTTCAGATCCACAAGCTGACCGTGATCACCCCGGACGAAAAGAAACACCCTCATTTTGAAGTTGCAAGCCAGCAGCAAGCACACGAGTTACGCATAAAACTGGAGGCGCGCCATGTGCCAGGCGCTAATTCTTAAATACTCAAACGCCGACCCTGAGCAGCTGCTTGGCGTCATCCCTCTGGAAGAGGTTGCCGAACTGATGCGGCTACGGATCCGTCAGCAGGTTCAGAATGAGGTCGAGTCCGAACTGATGGACCGTGTTGCAACCGCGGAGGATGAAGCCAGTGAGGCAGAAGGACGCGCAGACGACTGGCAGCAGGATGCGGAATGGCTGTACCAGTCCATCAAGGAAGCCTTAGATCAGGACTGGGAAACCGCGAAAGAAACACTCAGAAGTGCGCTTAATAATTCACAAGCAGGTTAATTCAGTTCAAACAATGCGACAGCACACTGCATGATTTCCAATAATCAACATTAAGCCGGGACACTGATTATAGTTTCCCGGCCATGAGGTTATTTATGGCCGATATTGCTCAAGAAGATGAATGGGTAATGGAAAAAGGAATTGTAGCGAAGATGTATATGACTCCTCGGCAAATTAAATCCTACCGGGAAGGAAGGTGGGTAGAAGGTGTTCATTACAAGAAGCACTCCCCTAACCCTCAAGCCACTGAAGGAAGGGCAATACTTCTCTACAACTATACAAAAATTAACAGGCTTGTTGGAGATGCGTGATGGATATGCCTGTTGGCGTGGAAGTTCATGGGAAAGGAATCAGAATTAGCTTTTTGTATCGCGGAGTGCGTTGCAGAGAGGTTTTGAGGGGATGGGCTCCATCAAATGGTAATATCCGAAAAGCAGGTAATCTTCGTGCATTAATTGTCAGTGAAATACAGTCAGGGAATTTTAATTATGCCAAGCACTTCCCTGACTCTAAAGCCATACAAAAATTCACAACTACGCAAATGATCCGCACGTATGGCGAGCTGTGCGATACATACCTTAAAGCAAAGAAGCTTGAAGTATCCTTAGCGTCATATCGCGGTATAGCCTCCAGATTAGAAACCCTGAAGACCGTGGTCGGAAGCAATACCCATATTGCAGACATTCAGCATAGTGACCTGCTGAATTATCGGAATCAGCTACTGACCGGCGATTCAGTATCACCACACTCCCCCTGGCTTAATAAAACAGGGCGGGCAGTATCCACTGTTAACGGGCTGATGAACACGCTAACGGAGATGCTTAAGCTGGCTCAACGCAGTAACTTCATAAGCCACACACCACATGAAGGTTTAAAAATGCTGAAGCGGTCGCGTAAAGAACCGGATCCGCTACTGCATGACGAATACTACGCCTTCATCAAAGCGCTGCCACCTCCAGCAGCGTTGTTATGGACAATAGCCATCCACACAGGACTTCGCCACGGCGAACTGTCGGCGCTTGCATGGGAAGATGTAGACCTCGAACGAGGAGAGATTCACGTTTGTAGAAACAAAACCAACGAAGGGCTATTCGTCCCACCTAAAACTGACGCTGGAAATCGGACTGTCACCCTTTTGCAGCCTGCAGTAGATGCGCTTCGGCTTCAGTTCCAGAAAACGGGGGCACTCCGTAAAACAGAAATCACGTTCAACCACCGGGAATATGGTTTAACTGAGCAGCAGAATTTACGGTTTGTCTTTATCCCGGATGCCCGCTCCCGGACAAAGGCCACTAGCTTCAGCAAGTCCTCCCTGGGCTACAGTTGGGACACCGGTTTAAAGAAAGCCGGCATAAGATCTCGCCGGCCTTATCAGTCTAGGCATACGTTCGCTTGCTGGTTATTAACGGCCGGAGCGAACCCGTCATTCATTGCCAGCCAGCTCGGGCACGAAAATGCCAAGATGGTTTATGAGATTTACTCAAAATGGATCGGGGGAATGGACCGTAACCAGGTAGAAATGCTGAACAGCACTTTGCCAACCGCTGTGCCCCATGGGTGCCCCAAAGAAAAAATTAAGAAAATTAATTTAAAGTAGTTCAATGGGATGCGGTTAAGCTGGATAATATGCATGTATTTATGGCAGTACTGGGAACAATTCTGTTCTTTGGTTTTCTTGCCGCGTATCTAAGCCACAAATGGGATGACTGATGAACGACGATAATCCCCACCCGTAACCGCCCCCTGCTGCTGATTGCACCAGGGGGCGTTCCGCTTTTAGCTTCCCGATCATAGCCTTAGCTTCATTATGAGAAATTCACGCCTTCCGCCATGCCTGGGGCCCCGATTGCAATCAAGGATCGTCACTTTACATTCATACAGCGGGTGTAGATTATTCAGCATTATTCGCGATATCGGATTCCTTGCCAGTGAAAACCTATATAGCTATTCCGTTGCTAGCCTTTTTTCTCACATGCATCGCCGGACTATTTTTCAACAGACCCTCCTCGCGGATTATTCAAGATAAATGCATGTCGTTCGATGGCGTAATGGCATCGTGCATGACAAAGCACTACAGCCCCCATCACCGCTTCTCTTAGAGGGACATCGGTATTGCGCCCCCCTCGCTGCGAACCAGCAGAAATACCACTCAGGTCAACACATCGCTTTGATGGCCTCGCGGCCAGGTTTTACGCATGGAATATTCCGGTTTAAGGTGTGTAGCGAAAGGGAATTATTGATTCTCCATAAAATATTCACATTTTTGGTTTGCAATTGAGGCTCGCCAGTTCAGGAGCTATTATGAAAAAAATTATCCTTGTCATTTTTGTGCTCTGCGCAGCCGTGTCTCTTTCCGGATGCATCCTTCCGCCGGGAGGCCCCGGAGGTGGACCCGGCGGTGGTCCTGGCGGTGGACACTTTCATGGGCCAGACCTCCGTTAAGGTGTTTATTACAGCGGTTAAAAAAGCCACCGGAAGGTGGCCTTTTTAACCGCAACAAAGGCTATCAACTGAATGTGAAAACCGGCGACATCAAGTCTGACTTCTCCCGGGAATGAGGGGCTAAAAGTGTCAGAAGGCCTATGGGTTTATCAGGAAATGACCCGGGGCGGTATCAGCGGTTGCTTCAACAGAATGTTTGCGCCGATCGCCAGCGCCAGATAAAACGTCAACCCGCTGATATTGTGTTTTATTATAAAAAAGTGAGAGTTATACGTTATTTAACTATTAAGACGCCGCTGGCTCGCAGAATAGTCCCCTCTTAACCGCTAAAAAGTGTGACATTGATCAAACTCAACAACATAGCAGGCTCAAAGGCGTATTTATATTACGTCCGTTACCAGGGCCCGGCCTTGTATATAATACGGTTTTTTTGATGCACAGAGAAAAAGAGGAGAAATACCCATGGTCACTTATGATCGTAACCGCAATCCTATTACCAACGGAAGCCAGGTGATGATTAATGGGACAGGTAAAACGGGTAAAATTGTTGCTATCCACTCCAATGGGCTCACACCCGCCCAATTACGTCGCAGCAAAACCATTGAAGTTGAAGGGAATGAAGGTAAGTTCGAACCCGTTGAACTGATCCGTCTTGGCCTACACTAAAGACGGCAATGCCGCTGCGGCACCGGCAACTCAATATCTGGCAAGCTCATGCAGAACAGATATTCAGCGAACAGTACCGGAACGGCATTTTTGTCCCCTGCCTGACTTGCCGATATCACCTTCTGTCTGGCACGAATTCAGCAACGCGGCCTCATCACGGCTCACATTTCCAGAGGGTATTTTGCACTCCACTCCCCTTCGGCAAATTCGGGTTCATATTTGCACTATGGAGATAGACTGCTTTTGATTTTCCATACTGCTGACAGGCTTTAACGGCCGTAGAATGCAAACTATCGAGACCGTTCCACGCATCAGCCTGAATGCTGACCTTGTCACCATCGTTATACTGGACTGCTGCGCACCCTGATAGCGTTCCTGTGAGTACAATACCCAACACCGCCTTCATACCTTTCAT